GCCCAAATAATTGTTTAACCAACAACCCAAGAGATTTTACAAACCCACCATTTGTTCTTGCAAATGATTGAAATAAGGTTATTACCTGTGATAAGTTGTTTGCAATAGCTGTAAATCCAAAAGACGCATCAGAAGCTAAACGACCAGTTTCTAACAATATAGCATTATTTAAACCAGATTGTGTTCTTGCTTTTTTAGTTGCTGTTGTAACTTTAGTTGTAGCACCCTCTACTTGTTTAAGACCTTCTACTACTTTATTAATTTTTACTTCAGCAGATTGTGTAGTTAAATCGACTTGTATTAATATTTTTTTACTTGCCATATCTTAACCTTTTTAATTGTTCTTTCATCTCTTTATAATTGCTTACAGCTTTATACTTACCTTTAGCAATCTCTATAAGTTCATCTTCACCATACCAATCAGATGCGTTTAATAAATCT